GGATAGTGCGGGCGCTAAGGCCCTACTACTAAGTTATAGTAGTACGAGATAAAAACGAATTCAGTTTCGTTGTCTTAGATTCACTTGGGCCCCTTGCATAAAGGGATTACTCAAGCAGTTACAGCCTTTCTGCGATTAGGCGAATGAGGAGTCAAATCCTTGTTCCCGACTATCGTAGTTGTTTTATTAACTTCGATGCCTATTCCTATTATAATAAACACTATATGTATCTATTACATATAGCAATAGGTTGTGGGAAGTCGCTAACTTGATTAAGACAGCTATAGGTAGCACCAACAGTTCTTTGTAATGAAACAATATTTTATTATTGTTAAAATAATAAAACTAGTCTTTTCAGACTTATTCTTGTTTCCTCACAAAGGTTTATTGTATTCCTACATATTATATTTCGATAAATTAAGACGTCTTAATGGTATTGGATATGCTATTGCATATTTCAAGAACATTAGACTATTAATTACTCGATATATATGTGGGAAACCTATTTACCATAATAAATGGTATATAGGTACTGTAGGTGGGTTCCCTAAGAGATTTCTTCCACTGAAGAAGATCATTGATAATGCTACTCTTACTGAATTGAAGGCTATTATGACACTTGTATGTTTTACAAGAGCCATTATTCCTACTAAAACAGAAGAAGCAACAATAGAGATTAATTTCTCTACTATCGATGATCCCTCTAATGGAACTGGATATACTATACCAACATGGTTTATTAAAGATTTTTGTAAATTCTTTGTTAAAAGAAATTTTACTATAAATTTTAAAGAAACATGTTATATTAGTACTAAGAGCTCTCCTTTTGGAAAAGCTATATTTAGTACTTATAGTGCTATCCTGGGTGTTGGTTATAATCTTTTAAATAGTATGATTAACTTAGTAGAAGATGAAGATTCAATCTTATCTTCTTATCGCTTTGCTTGAGATAATTATGATATGCTTAAAAGCAAGTCATTAATTAAAACAAGACAAAGTGGTAAGTTATCTATTATTAAAGATGCAGAATTAAAAATGAGGGTAATAGCCATGCTTGACTATTACTCACAGGTTATTCTGAAACCAATTCACACTCATCTCTTAAGCTGTTTACGCAAATTACCGGCGGATCGGACTTTTACTCAATCACCCTTCTTCACAGAAGGTGTCGACCGTAGTCAAAAGCTATGATCACTTGATCTTAGCGCTGCT